CAAATTTTAGCTTGGTTAAATGCGTAAATATGGCATATCTACAAGCATCCATCAAGTCATCGTTTGCCTTGATAGGTTCTTCTATTACGTTATCGTTTTTATCCTTTTTCCATTTGTAAGACATAAACTCCCTTCTTAGGTTTTTACTATTGTAGTGCAAGTTTATTGGGTAAGATTTCATCTTAACAATTCCAGCCCATACATCCTTTTGTGCTGGTTTAATGTTGAACCCTTGTCTGTATAATTCCTCAATAGATTTAGGTTCAGCTGCATCTGCATATATTGTTGCACGTTCAGGTAGCTTCTCTTTAATCAATCTTGATAGGTCGCTAAGAGTTAATCCACTTTGATAAACTATCTCCTCAAAGTAGTTTTGTCCTTCGTGGTGTGTAACCTTGATAAGTGCAGCTGGGTGAACGTAACCAAAATCTAATCCATAGAATACATCTCCATCTGGTGCTTCATCGTATTGTTTCCATTGAGTGTAAATAATTTCCTTTGCCGACCCTCTTTCCCCTAATCCGTACACTTTCCACATAAAGTCATCTGGTAAGTCTTTGTATTGCTCAATGTTTCTTATTTGGCTATCGCTTAAATTTGAAATGTTGTTAAGATAAGTAGAATGGATTCGCTTGTTCTTTGGGTTATCGGCTACTTCATAAACCCAACTAATAAAGTCTGCTGGATTCCAGTCTAAGAATACCTGTCCAGTTGTACGAATTAAAAGTTGGTCAAACAAAGCCTTACTAATTAGGTTTGCCTCGTTTACAAATAGTATGTCTCTCGCTGGTCCTTTTGCTTTGTCAGGGTCTTCAAGACCGAATAACTCAATATAAGAACCATTCTTGAACGTATAAATAAAATCGGTGTAACGAAAATCTTTTTCATCCCAAATATTCCATTGTTCCATTATGCCTTTAAAATCCCTATAAACTCCTCGCTTAATATGTGGTAAGGAATGTGATACACAGGAAATCCTTGTATTAGGATTGCTTATTGCAATATGAATTAGTAACTGAACAACTGAATAGCTTTTACTTGACCTTGACCCACCTTCATTACATATTACAGGAAACCCATCTTCGTATGCCTTTTTGTTAGCATAAAAGACAGGTGTAGCCTTAATCTTTAATTGGTTGACAATCTGCATCTGGTTCTATTGTGATTTGCACATTACCCTTAATGTCAGCGGTTATGTCTGTTGTTTGCTTAGGTTTACCTTCTAATCTATCTACTACTGCCTCGTATGCTCTTTGGTCTCCCTTCAATGCTTTTGATATCATTTGCATATCCATCAATTCAAGAACAGTAAAATCTTCATCTTCGCCTGTAATTGGGTTTCTTCTTTTTTGTACTAATTCAAGCAACCTAAGTAAACGAGTCTTACTATTTTGAACTCCTTTAGGTCTACCATTTGGGTTACCAGATTGCCCTTTTTCAAAGTGTACTAAGTTATCTATTCCAGCCATTGTATTTCCATTGTTTTTACAAAGATAAGCCACAATTAGGGCAAACCTTTCCTTTTTTGGTATTGTCTATTGATTTTGGTTCTTCATTTGTTGGAACGAGAAAGTCAACATTTACTCCCCATTCATCTAAATCGCCTATCTCCCAACCATCATTTGCTAACATATCCATATCCCATTTACCATAATGAGTATTGTCAATTACGAGTAACTTTTGCTTTTCCTTCTCGGTTAAGTTAGCCATTTGTATTGTTGGTACATCTTGGATGCCTAATTCTAAACAAGCACGATACCTTTGGTTGCCTCCTAAGATTACATTGTTTTCATCTATAATTAATGGCTTCGCTTCTAATAGCTTTGGGTCATCCTTTATAGACTTAACCAACTTTGCAAAGTCATCAGCATCAATCTTTCTTGGATTACTTGGATTAGGTTTAATTTCGTTGATGTTCATTATCGGTTCTTTGTTGGTGTTCGTATTGAAATAATACTATCTGCTTTTTTTTCTAAATTGGTATATCCAAGCCATTTGCCACATTTAGTGCATTCAAACTGTGTTTCTTTAATCTTACTAAACCACACATATCCTTCGGTAAGTTGACCGCATTTACAAGTATATTGCTTTTTGCCATATGTATCTTTCATAGTTTATACTTTAACTTGGTTACGTTATTGCTAAGAGGCTTTACCAAGTATCTTTTATTTTTTCTTATTTTACTTTAACGACCTTGCCTAACATAAGGTTTAACTGCCTTATCCTTTGGACCAGATGTCTTTTTGTACTTACCACACTTTCTTTTTCCAAACGATACTTTGTTTGCGCTATTAACTTTCGCCATTGTAATTATTGATTAAGTCTGCCATAAAATTAAATCTTTGTTCTTGTGTTTCGCCAAATACATAATGCGTAACCCCATCTATCTCAAAAACATAGCAAGGATAACCAGCTATCTCTTGTTCTTTGCACGTTTTAAATATGTTGGATTCTAAGGTCATTTATATTTTTCAATCAAATCGTTTAATTCATTTCTTTGCCATTTCTTAATCCTGTTGTTAACTGCCTCAAACTCTAACTCCTTAACCGCTTTTTCTCCTATTTTTTCTACTAAGCCAATCCTATACATTGCTTGGTTTCCGTGTTTATACATATTGCATCCAGCACATTGTAAATGGATGTTCCATTCGTTAAACCTTAAAGCCGAATAACCTTTAACTGTAAAGTAGTGTCCAGCTTGATTGCCATTATAGCTTCCACAACTAATACAAGGCAATCCTTCATCTCGTTTTCTTATATAAGCATTAACAACCTTTTGGGTTTTCTCTAACAACTTCGGTAAAGGTATCAATGGCATAAAGCAAAATTAGGTTTACTTTTTCAATCTAACAACACATAATCGGTTATTATGCTTGTATCGTTTTTTGTTTATTGGGTTCATATAGGTCATTATTGTTTTATAGTCAGTACCTAAAAACCTTATTGCCTTTGCTATTGACCTAAACCATATTTCCTCTTTTGTATCTAAATAAATCAGTCTTACTTCAATGTTATTGTCTATTCCTGTCATCTCAATAATCGTTTTATTTCAAAGTATAAATGTGCCGTTAAGTAAATGCAACAAGCTAAAGGAACACTAATCAGCATAAACTTTAGCAATTCGTAAATAAATGTTAATTGTTTCATAGTTGGTTTTGTAAAAATAGGTACAAAGTATATCTTTTGCACTCGTTTTTGATAAATATTTCATTGTTTAATTTCTCTAAGTCCTTAGGTGTTTTAGCCGTTACCTTGTAATGTGCTATTATCTTTTTCTTTATTTGGTCTGCTTTATCTGGACTTAGATTTTTTTTATTTAGTTCCTTTCGCTTCCATAGTATATCAAAAGCCATTGTATTTAGCAACTCCCAGCCTCTTTTAGCCGACTTATCCCAATTTTCGTACAAGGCTTCAATAACTTCATCATCTTGTATTTTTGGTATCTCTACTGGTTGTGGCTCTATAAAGGTCTTTTGTCTTACTTGTAAAGCTATCGGCTTATAAGCTGCCATAACATCCCCAAAGAATTTAGGGGTAAACATAATCGCTTTGTCTACTGATAATTTTCCAATAGCGTAAAGTTCAAATGCTACTCCAAGTTCCTTTAGTTTGTAATTTCCGTAATTCTTAATGACAAATTCGCAAATAAATTGAAATACTTCTATTGTTGGTGTTTGGCATCCGCTTAGTGCAACACAAGTTTTTAAGTGTTCCTTAACTTCAATTGGCGAACATCTACCAACACTCATAGTATCTAAAGCAACTACAACCTTTAGTTCATCAGGTTCAAATTTGTTATAGATTTCTAAGTGCAATAGTTTCTCGTTCTGAGTAAGATAGTTTATGGATTGGGGTAATACTTCGGTTAATGATTTCATCGTTCCAAGATTTGTTGTTTAAAAATGTTTCAGGGTTTTTACGGAATTGCTTGTCTGGTACTGATTGCTTGTAAAGGTCAAGATAATTCATTGCATTTTGCCTTTCTTCATCAGTTAATTTATTCCACTTCTTTTTTAGCTTTTGCTTATCCCCTACCTTTTTATCATAATGATTCCAAAACCAATCAAAATCTATATTTATATTTTCATTTATAGTTATAGTTGTATTTTCAGTTTCAGTTTCCATATGCTCAGCATATGCTTCGCTTGTGCTTTCTTTTTTAATTGATTTAGCGTTATTTCGCCTACTTTCACTAAACTTTTGCCTTCTAACAGTTTCATTTAACATTCTATCATTGTAGTACAATCCATCTTCAACTTTAAATTTATCCCATATTTCACTATCATATGCTTTACATATGCTTAGCATATCCTTCTCACTTAATTTGCCTTTTTGATGTTGTAAGCACAAA